CTACTCCAGCACAACGCTCGAAGCGCTATCTGCGGCCGCCGAAGCCGTCTTCCAGGCACACCCCTTCGGCACGCTCGCAATCGGTGAAGGCAGGCGCATTGACGACGCCCCCGGCTTATCCCAGCTCGAACACTTCTCGAGAATCTGCCCGCTCGTCCCGTTCTCGATCAGATCAGGCGTTATCTTTATGTACGATCCACCCGCACCGATCCAGATCTCCTTCTCTGCCGAAATCACGACTCTCCCGTTCGAACTCGTGATCGTCACGTCGTTGAGCGCCGCGAGCTTCATCTCGTCGCTCTGCGCCTGAATTTCCACCTTGCCCTTCGCCGCAAACAACTTGATCCCTGCATTCTGCGCGAACAGGCTGATCTTCTCCATCACGCTCGCTATCAGCGATTTGCCGGCCGCCACGTGCGTGCTCTTGCCGCTCACGATATTGACTTGCTGGTTGGCCGTCAGTTGCGCTGAATCCTGAGTCGACAGCCCCAGACCCGCAGGACTCGCCATCAGCATGATCGGCGTCGAAAAGCCGTTCGCGTTACCCGTGCCGCCGCCACCGGTCCGGCCGCCGCTGCCAGCCCCACCGCTCACGCTATAGTGCGTCGCGTCGGTGAACTTCTTGAGTGCGTCCTGCCCTTCCTGCAAACTTTCAGCCTGATTCGACGAGCTCGCCTGCGACGTCAGATCGATAACGGTCTCCGCACTGGCCAACTGCTCGGACGCTGCGGTCACGTTCAACGGCTGGTTCGTCGCGGTCGGGTGGGTCGATACGAACAAGCCCTGTCCCGCCCGAATGGCGCCGTAGGCGTCGGATTTAAGGTCGAACCCACTTCCAAGGAAAGCGCCGCGCGTATTGTCGGTCTGCTGGATCAGGTACCCCAGATGCAAGTGGGACTGATAGCTGCTCGAGTAAAGGTGCACCCGATTCTGCTGCGTCGAGTCGTCCATTACGAGCTGGTTGTAGCCAGTGCCGCCGTATTCACGCGAGCGCTGACCCGACAGCAAGCCGTTCGTGTGCCACACCGGCTGCGTAGCACCCCCGTACATTCTCGCAATGATCACGGGCCGGTCACAGTCACCTTCCATGAAACCGACCACCACTTCATCACCCTTGCGCAGCGGCTGAATTCCCCCACGATTGGAGCCTGCATCAAGGAACGTCGGGCGTACCCAACACGATGCGCGTTCATCCTGGCCATTGCGGCGATTCCAGTGGAACCACACCTTCACCCGGTTCAGTGAATCGGTGTACACCTCTTCCCCGCTCGGCCCGGCGACGATTGCATTCTGCAACTGCATGACCGGTTTCTTGTGTTCGAACGGGCTACGGAACGGGACGTTGCGCGGTTGCGCCTCCACCACCACCTGAAAGAAACCTTCGCTGCCGTCTGCGTGGCGGACCGTTGCGCCAGCCTTTGCTTGCGCAACTTCTGCAGCCAGCCCGTCGGGAAACTGATCCGCCTCGTCCAGACCAGGCAGGTTATTGCAGATCAGCCAGTCGACTCCGAGCAGAACAAATTCGCGATCCGGTTGGCTGCCCGCATCATGCACCGGATGACCGCGAAGTTCGAAGCGCCGCCCCGGCATCGCGCAGCGCAAGCCGCCTATTCCGTGAAAACGCTTCATCCGCGATTTGCGCTCTTCAAGCCGAATCTGCGCAAGACGCTCACCCTGCTCGCGGTCCGACCACATGTACGCGCCAGGGTAGTCGTAGATTTCCCCATCGGTCGGCAACTCGCCGTTCACGTCCGTCACGCCCTGTACCTGGCGAGGGAGATCGGGGCGCTTGTAGTCGAACGACCGCGTCGTCAGTTGCGCACTGTCGATCTGAAGCTGCTCTTTCCACTGCGCGAATCCATCCAGTTCCCCACTGATTTCGGTGGGACCGAACTCGACAACCGGCTGTTTCAGTTGAGGGACGAAATAAACGTCGTCCGTCACAACCATCGTGTGCGATCGGCCATTTTCGGCTTGCTCGAAGTACGGAAATACGCCGACCTCCTCCATGCTGCGATAGACGAAATTCAGGTCGTATTCCCACTGCACGCGATTCGAATAGGACGGCAGCGGCTTGTGCAGATCGATGCGGAACGCGCCCCGCGCTTGCGGGTGCTCATTGAAGACGTCCACCAGTATCTGCTCGCCGTTCTGCTCCTGCCAGTCGCGCATGTCGCGGCGCAGGCGCAAGAAGTAAAGCCAGGACGAGAACGCCAGCTTGTAAAAAGTCAACGGGCCATCCGCACCCAGCCGGCTGAAACGGTGGACGTAGCCATGGATCGGCATGTACGAGCCGTCCGTCTGCTGGATCCAGAGCGTGACGGGCTTGGCGAGTAGCGCACTCAGCTCAATCTGGCTGCCGCGTGGCGAAACGGCATCAATCTCGAATTCGTAATCGCGACCGAGTCGAGCCGTTCCTTTTACATAAAGCGGCAATAACCAGTCAACCCCAAGCGGCGTATCGAGTTTGACAAGACGATTGTATTGCGCGTCGCCGAGACGCAGCGTCTTATAAAGTGCGGTGTGGCCCATGCAGCATTCCCTTGGTTGGTATTCAGGTGGGGTTTCTGCCGAGGGCTGATTATAAATGCCTTTCTGAACAAGACGATAGCGCGCCTTGCATACCGGCCTATTTCGAATGAATTGGCAATCTGACGTTCACGCGTGAAAATTACCGGATTTTCACATTCTTTCAGGAAAAACTTTCCGATTGCTTGGTGAGCCGGATTTCTTGAATCACATATCACCTTCCTGAGCCCGGCCAGCTACGGCCGCTCCGTCGATGAATTTCCGCATCGGCGCACTTCGCTCATGCGTCTCGTTCAGACAATGGCGTATGTCGGTGCCGAACCCAGGCAAAGTCGTGGCAAAGAGAGCTCGCCCTGAAACAACCGCTGGAAGGCTGGGCTCGCGCGGCCGGCAACAGAAGGTGCTGTACCGGTCTGACAACAAGACACCATTGTCGGTCGACTGCGTGCGCTATCAGGTCATGCGACCCGAGGAGTGTTTGGAGTTTGATCGAGACCTGACGGAGATCAGCGGGTCCCAATTGGAGATGAGCCGATGTCGAAGGCAGGCCGCAACTGCTGGACGCTTGCACGCACGCGGCAATCCGGAACCCCGCAAGGGCACGGACGCGATCACTGGAGATCGGCACTCAGGCTACGTTCGGCGTCTCGCGGAGATATTTGGTGCCGGGGACCAGAACCACATTAAAGGCGATTTGCCTTTCTGCACGTGGCATTGTGCGAATTCGAATTTACTTGGTGCCCCCGCATATGCCCCCGGACATTTTGACTGCAATTTGGGACAGTGATCCGGCACAACCGGCGGGGACGGCATATGAAGAACATGAAGCAATGTGGCGGCGAACCGACATGTAGCGTCGAGCCGATTCGAAATGACGTCTCGGCCGTCATTCTCCTCGGGAAGTTCGTGCGAGATGTGGTCGCAAATCCGCGAATCCCGATCGAGGTCCGTCGTGACGCTGCCATGCTTGTCCGCAGCCTGCAGCGCGAGCCGATTTGAGGATCGCCCGTGCGGTATTTCACGACCACCGACGTCGGCCAATCGATCCGAAAAGCGTTTGGCGGCTACACCCATATCCTCGTGAATCGAGGATACACGACGATCAAGCCCGTGTTCTTCAAGAGCGCGTCGATCGCAGATCTCCCGGTCTACGTGTGGGCATGGTGGGACCGTGCGAGCGATGGACAGTTGGGGAAGTGGCGAGACAGGGGTGGCGTGCTGCTGGATCGCTACACGTATTCCGACCGGGCCGGGCCGGCGGACGTCCTCGTATTCGTGGAATGCCCGATGACGATGGACCGGCTGACCCGCTCGCACGTCAATACGTCCGAGTACACCGTGATCCCGGTCCCCCACACCTGGCGCGTACACGAGGAATGCATTGACCTGCGCACACCGCGCGTCGAAGATCTTCGCGCGATTTGGAGCGCATGCCGCGGCCAACGATTGACGGACGAGCAACTCGAGGTCGAGACCGGCATTCCTCGCCAGCGCGTGACATACATGCGCAAGAGTCTGAAGCCAGTCGAGGAATGGGAACTGCGCCCGCGGTTGGCACCTGACGCGCCCGGATTGGTACCCGCTTGGGATTGGATCGGGTCCGGACGCACTGAGTCGAAGAAGGTTGCACGCGAGGAAGGTCACAAGGCCGCCATCAAGCAAATGGCGCGCCTCGGGCACATCTCCTTGACGAAGTGGCAGGTGTATAGCAGCGATGAACCCGATTGGGACCTGCTCGAACGAAAGCGCCTGCAGGCTATTGCTAATCTTGCTGAAGTTCGATCACTCGTTGAGTCGCTTCCCGACCATCTTCAAGCTTGACGACGGTCTGGCGAATCTCTTTGATGCGCGGGGCGTTGGCGTGATACAGCTGGTTGAGCTCGGATAGAGCATGTTCGATCTCTCGATCACCAACGGCGCGCTGTTCGCCACCGCGCAGAGCGATCGCAGCCTGCAGCTTGACCTTCGCCATCGCCGCACTGTCCTTGTGGTCCATCGTCGCCAGACCGTGAAGTTCCTCGAGGCCGACCACTTTGTATGCGCGGGTGAGATCCGATACTCGGGCGTCGAATTGCTCGCTGCTCATGCGAGAGTACGACGGATCGACCTTGACCTTCTCGATCGCCGCGGCGAATCCCTGAAGTTCGGCCGATGCACGAATGTATCCGTCCAACTCGTGCGCGGTGCAGTCGAGCGTGGACGAAGCCAGGAAGATGTCCCCCTTGGCTTCGGTCAGGGCGGTCTTGATCGATTCCTCGGAAATCAGACCGGCGCGCATGGATCGTCTCATTTCAGTAGCTCAGGCCCTTTGCATAGCCCATCTGCTGCAGGTCGGGCAGCTGCTTCTTCAGTCGGCCGACACCGATATCCGTCCGGTAGAACGGGCTGTTCGGGATCTTCACCTTCTTGATCGCGCTGTACGCCGACCGGCGCGCGCCGGTAATCGTCTCGCCGGTGCCCGTCGCGATCAGCACGTAGTCGCCGGCCGTCACAGGACCCGGCAGGTCGACCACCTTGCCGTTCACCTCTCGCGGCGCGGTGCCCATCATGACTTCGGAGAAGTGCAGGTGCTCCATGTCCTCGGCGCCGTAGATCGGGATGCCGCACAGCTCCTTGTTCGTGATCTTTGAGTAGGGGAAGTCGGGCAGCGCCATGAGCACCGAGATGCAGACCTCGTCCATGCGAATCTTCAGCGTGTCGCGGCCCTGGATCTTGTCGGCCATCCACTGCGCCGGGTCACCCTCGATCAGCGCGGTCAGGTTGTGGCGGATCGGCCAGCCATCGCGCATCGTCCATTCGAGCGGATACGGGCCCTTACCGTCGGTCGGGATCATGCAGTTGACGTCGACGTAGCCGACGTAGCCGATCCGCTTCAGGTGCTCGGTAGCGGGCTTCAGCACCTCATCGGCGAGCTTCGACTGTCGGACGACGCGCACCGTGGTGCCCATCTCGCCAGTGTTGACGCCCAAGTCGCCGTTCATCAGCTTCTTGTTTTCCCAGTTCTCGACCCAGCCACGCGACCAGCCGTCCGGACCGAAGAATCCGCCCACGGCCATCTCGATGCCGCTGATCTTCTCCTGCAGGATGAAGCCGTCCTTGCGCGCCGCCGACCGGTACTTGTCGATCTTGTTCCAGCGCCCGAGCATATAGACCATGTCGGCCGCACTGTCGGCGACGTAGGACATCGCGCGCTCGCCGTCGCCGGACGGCTTCGACACGAACGCCTTGCCCTGCTTCTTCACGTAGGCGATCGCAGAATCGTAGTCATGGAAGGTCTTGCCGGGGATGATGCGCATCCCACACTCTTCCATGACCTTCTGGCCGGCTTCGCGATCGAGCTCCCATTCGACAGCCGCCAGATTGCAGCCGTAAATCGGATATCCGATCCGACGGTACGGCTCGAGCATCTCGAGATAGCTGACGTTGTCGGGCGTGTAGATCAGGTCGGCCCACCCCAGCCACTTCCGTCGCAGTTCGTCGTAATTGCGGATCTTCGGCACAATCCCTTCGCCAGCATGACGGTCGGTCCCGTCCGGGCGTGGCTTGTCGTACCAGAGCACCTGATGCCCCCACTCCTGGCACCGCATCAGCCAGTCGAGGCAGTTCGAACCGACGTCAATCGCGAGGATTCTCATGGAGTAGGCGGTCGCTGAAGGAGTTGTTCGGTTACGGCGGGGCCGGCGCGGTTATATAAGTTCGCGGCGACCCACGGAGCCACGGCGGCAGCCGGATTGACTCCCAGGCCTGCACCCCCAAGCACGCCGGCCACGATGCCGCGTTCGGCCGTGTTCGACGTGCCCGGCTCGCGCAGGAACAACGAACCAATGTCCGCCAGCTTGCCCAGCTCCCCGCCCTGGCCCATCGCCATCGCGCGCTTGCCATACGCGTTCGACGTAACCGCTCCCATCAGCGCCCTCGGGCTGATGTTGCCGCCCGGCGACTTCGCCACGAGCGGCTCGATCGTCTTCCCGATCGCATACTGCCGGCGCGCAGCCGCGTACCGAGCGGCTTCGTCTGGCGATAGCTGCGGCAGGAACGAATCTTCGATTTCGCCCTGCAGGTCGCTCAGCGCATGCCGTAGGTCCCCGTTAGACGTGCTGCGGATCGTCGACTTCAGCTTCGTCAGAAACGGCCGCAGCTTCGCGCCATCGAGTTGCCGGGCGGATGACGTCGCGCCACCACCTGCGAGCGTCTGGCGCGGGCCGGCGAGCGCTTCCAGATCGTTGATGTACCCCTGCACGACACCCTGCACTTCCGGCAGCTGGTTGCCCTTCGCGCGCTGCAGGCGATTGAGGAACGCGTTGTCGATCGGAATGCTGTGCGCGGCCGTGATCGCGTCGATCTCGGTCCCCGACTTCTTCATCGCGTTGGCGTACACCTGGCGCGTGAGCTTGTCGCCTTCGCCCCCAATCGACTGGATCAAGCGCTGGTTGAACACGCGCTGATTCGCACCCGACGTCTCGCCGGAGAACGGCACGTCCGACGACAGCTGCCCGGCGATGCGCCCGAATTTGTTCTCGTACATCTGGTCCGGCCGGAAGCGGAAGCCCATCTCATGCGCTTCGCGCGCGAGCCGTAGTGTCTCCGGATCGACTTCCGGAAGTGCGCGAGCAGCGGCGCGCACGGCGCCGCGGCCGACGGCGTTCGCACCAGCTCGGGCGGCGCCGGCCGCGCCTTCACCAGTCGCCAGCACGCCGCGCGGCACTTCCGGGATCCGAGCGAGCATCGGTGATTCAACCGGCAGCCCTTGCAGCGCGTGCATCAGCCCAGAATTGCCGAGCGCCTCGACGTCGGCCCGGCCGGCCTCGGTGCGCGGCTGGTACGTCAGCTTGTCGGCCAACGCAGCGCCGGCGCGTTCGCCTTCGTCGATACCCTGCTGCGTGCCGTACTTGCCACTCGTGAGCGTCTTGCCGATACCGTATGCGGCGCCTACGGGCGCGGCCAGCGCGCCGGTTGCAGCCGACAGGCCGGCTTCACCGAGCCCGACCGCGCTCTTGCCCAATCCGAGCAGGCGCTCCGCTATGGTATCGGCGTGCTTCGACGCCGGAGCCGGCGTCGGTTCATCAGGCGGCAAGCGATCGAGAGGCGCAACAGGGCCGCGCGGCTCTGCCGCAACCGGCGCCGAACTGCCATACTTGTCCCACGGTCCCGTCGTGGACGCGGCGGTATCCTGCGCGTATTTCTCCCACGGGCCGGCCATTACATCTTCTCCCAGTTGCTTTGCTTCGACGGGTCGCCGCCCTTGAACCGGTACCCGCCTTCAACTGTGCCGACCGCCGGCGCGCCTTCACCGCGCCCTGAAATGCGGGCTTTCTGCTGAGATTGGACTTCGGCGGGGGCTTGGCGCGCCGCGGCCATCTCCTTTTCCATCATCGAAAGGACCGCGTTCAGCTGCTCAGGCGTACTGGCGGTGGACAGCAGTTCGCGCGCGTGCTCTTTGTCGGACACCGTCGGCACACCGGTCGGACTGATCGCACGAGCGTAGGCGTTCACCGACGTGTTCAGCGCCGTGCCGAGCGCAACGACGCGCGGATCGCCAGTACCCGTTTGAGCAGCCTGCATCGCACGGTTCACGCCAGGGAACTCGGTGCGCGGCAGCGCGGCCGAGGCTTCACGTACGAGCGGGAAAGTCTTCTGTGCTTCGGCGACGGCCATGCCGATGTTCGCCGCGCGAGTGGCGCCTGTCCGGGCGGCTGCCTTCTCGCCCTGGAACCCGGCATTGGCGGCGGCGATGTCCGCCCCCGTGCCGCCTGCTTCGCGCTCCTGACGCATCACCTCGCGACGCAGCGCGATGATGTTCTTCGCGCCCTGTGCGCCACGGCCGAGGTTCTGGTAGACCGACGTATCGCCCGCGCGCGCCTGTTCTGCCAGAAACTTCAGGTCTTCCGGCGAGAATTTCGCGTCGTCACCGTTTGCCATCGCGATCGCCTGCCGGCGAAGCGCGATCGATTCAGCACGCAGCTGATTCGATTCGGCGCGGGCTTGCCGACGGTCTTCGCGGTTCAGCGCATTGTCTTCCGCGCGTTGGCGCAGCGCGTCATAGCGCTCCTGCAGCTGTGCGATCTGCAGCTGATGCTGGAACTGCTGCTGAATCTGCGCGGCCTGCTGCTTCGCCTGCGAGTCGAGGATTGGCGTCAGTTGCTGCAGGCCGGCCATCAGGTCGGCACCGGACAGGCCCTGATCCTTCAGAACCTTGATCGCGCCATCGAGCGAAAGCGGTCCGGCTGATTGCTGCATCGGGCCGGGGGTATTCGAAGGCGGCGCTGGAATTTGTGCAGGTGTCGCCTGCGCCGGCGAGCCCGCAGTCGGCAGCGGCCGAAACGGGGCGATGGGCGGCTTCCCCGACATACCTGCGGGCATCCCAGGCGGCAACGGGGGCGTGTTTCCGGCCATCGGCGGGGGTTGAAGCATGCCTGCCGCTGGCTGTTGCGTCGGTACCGACGGCTGACCCGGATTCGGTGCCTGCGGCGGGGGCGGCATTTGCGCCGGCTGGCCAGCCAGAAGCTGCGGCAAAGCGTTGCCGGCCGCCTCGAGCGCAGCCTGTTTGCGCTGGCGGTCCTGCTGTTCCTGCTGAAACTGAGCGAGCTGCAGCGCACGCAGCTGACGCTGCGCAGCTTGCTGCTCGGCAGCCTGCTGATACTGGAGGAAGTAAGGAAGTCCCGCGAGTCCGGCCATGGCTTACCCCATCGTGAAACCGTACTGGTTCCCGCCGCCCGAGTAGTACGGACTGGACGTGAACGCGCCGCTGAAGTCGCCCCCGCCGAACGATCCCGTGGTGCCGTTGAAGAAATTGCCGAAACCGCCTGCGTTTTGCACGGCGTTCCCAAGGCCCGAAATTCCCTGAGCCACACTGCTGCCCAGCGCGCCGGCGCCCTGCGCCTGGCTCTGGAACGGCACCGACTGAGCGCCAGCGCCGTAGTTCATGTACGGGATGATTCCGCTCATGATCCCTTCGGCGGGGCCGTACACGTTCGAGTTCAGGAACGAACCGTACGTATTCGCCAACGATCCCGGCACGCCGGCGATCGTCTGCGCAGTGTTGTATGGCGTTGAGCCGGCCGCCAGTGTGTACCCGGGCGCTGCCTGCAGCTGCGACGTGCCGAGCTCGCCGTATCGTCCAGCGGTGCCGGCTGCTCCCGTATAGCCCTGCAGACCCTGAAGCGCGCGCGACAGCTGGTTGTTCTGCCAGTCGATGTTGAAGTTCGACATGGCCTGGTTCGCGACTCCTGCACCGGCTGCCGACGAGCCGAGCCCGTACATCGAATTGTTCGCGTTGACTTGATCCTGCACCTGCTGCTGCGTCCGAGCATACAGCGCGCTCTGCGGATCAAGGCCCATGCCGAACACCTGCTTCCCGGCACCAAGCAGATCGTTCTGCGTGTTCAGGTTCTGGGTGCCCTCGTAGTTCATCAAGGAACCGAGATAGCCGTACTGGTTGCCGGCGACGTTCGCGGCATTCTGGTATGCACCGCCGTACGCGTTGTTCGCGTTCAGACCGCCATACAGCGACTGCAGACCGTATTGCCCCAGGTCGTTCCCGCTATAGATCTGGTTGATGTTCGACAGCAGGTTCTGCCAGGTGGTGTCGGCGGTGCCGAGCCCGGTCGGGGTGTAATAGGACGCGCCGCCCCCGCTCGTGCTGGGCGACATGGCTCCCGAAATTGCGGAGCCGGCGACGCTCCCGACTACCCCAGCGACTGCTCCCCACGGCATGGCTTACCCCTTCATCAACGTTTCCGGATCCGCCACGCTTTCGGCGTGGATACAGAGCCATGTCAGGTTTGTCAGCGCGGTAATGCGATGCACGCGGCCAGCCTTCACTTCGAGCATGCACGGACCGTGCAGCACGCTCAGCTCCCCGTCGACGTCGAGCATCGCGGTGCCGTGCGCCAGATAGCTGAGGTGGTCGTAGTCGTGCACGTGCTTCTGCACTTCCTCGCCGGCATGCAGCGTCTGCTCGCGCGCGTACACGCCGCCGGCGGAGAAGTGGTGCTTGATGGTCATTTCTCGCACCTGATCGACACGATCAGCGTGATCCGATCGTCGTCGCCTTCGTTGACCACTTCATGCTCCTTCGTGTTATCGAAGTACCAGACCTCCCCCGGCGCCATCGCAACCGTCTCGTTCTCGACGCGGTTCCAGCACTTCGGGTTCGACTGCAGCGGGACGTACAGCTTCGTGTTGTAGTGCCGTACGTGCCAGTTGTCGTCGGCGTGCGGCAAGACGCGCTTGCCGGCGGGGACCTTCGTGATGAGGATGCCGCCCAGCCGCGTTCCCTCGACGCGCGCCATCAGGCCAAACACGATCGGGCGAACCTGCGGTAGCGCGTACCACTCCGGATAGAAGACGGCGTCATGGGCGTCGTTGAACCCGGTGTAGTCTCCGGCCGCCTTGTACGGCTTCTCGTCGTTGTACCGAAGCCAGATATCCGACACGTCGGCGTGCGGGCCGCCTTCCGGGTCGGTGCGCGCGGTATGCCGATTCCACAGCCCCGGTTGCCGCGCAATCGCGAGCAGCAGTGGGGCCGTGTCAATACCACCACCGATTCGGATCAGGTTGTTCATTTGCCTTTGACCTGTTGATAGACGTGCATCCCGCCGAGCCCGAGCATGCCGATCGTGATCGTCGCGAGTTGCGTGAGATCCATTTCCGTCAAGACGATGTGGTGCCCGAAAAGCGCGGAGATGTCGCTCATCGCCGGCCGGAGTACGAAGTTCCAGGCGTACCCGGTCACGCACACCCACCCCATGCCGCCACGCCAGTGCTGCAACGGGTCGCTGCTCTGCGCCTCGGCCTGGTTGATCTGCATTTGGCCAGTGATCTGCGCGAGCTCGCCCGTCTGCTGCAGCTGGAGCAACTGCAACTTTGCTGCGGCCGCCTGCGCCGGATCCGGCCATACGCGATCGATGACCTTCCCGACAACGTCGGAAACTGCGGAAATCGGGTCGAGGAATCCCATCACGCGGCCCCCTTCAAAAGGTTGTTGGCGATGCGGTTCGCCCACCCGTGGCTGAACGACGGCCAGTTGTGCAGGTCGGCCAGATATTTCAGCCGGTATGCGAGGAACCGCGCGACGATGCGCAGCGGGTCCGCTGCGTTCACCGCGGCGATCGTCACCGGTCCGATCCGGCCGTCAACTTCCACGCCCGCAGCCTTCTGCAACCAGGTCACCGGTAGCCCGCCGTTATACGCGGCATCGAAGACCTGGAACGCCACGCGCGGATCGAACTGGTCGCAGTAGTACGGATCCCAGTAGACCGTTTTCGCGATCAACCTCGCCGTAGCCTGCGGAAGCTGGCGCATATCACCGCCGTACCCATGCGCACGCGCGACGCGAGCAGTGACGCCCCACATCGTTTCGCCGCCAGGGTCGGCCGAGTTGTTCGAATACCCGCCCTCGTTGCCCATCAGGGACGCGAAGGCGTCGTCGAAGCTGCTCACAGCTTGCCCACCGCATGCAGGATCTGCTCGACCTTCTGCTCCGGGGTGGCGAGTACGTCGGTGACGATCGACGTCAAATTCGACTCCAGGTCAGTGAGTTCCTTCGCCGCGTTGCCGAGGCCAACGATTTCCTCGACCTTGTCGACGAAGGCGCGGCCGTCATTCGCCAGCGCCTGGAAACGCGCCTCGATGGCGGATTTGATCGATTCGAGCATGTCCATCTCCTAGAGGAACTTCTTGAAGCCGCCGCCCGCGCCGTAAGCGGCGAGCGCGACCAGGGCGTACATGAAAACGCGCCACGCCAGTCCGAGGACACCCCGGCCGACGTTGAGCTGGAAACGCTGGGTGATGCCGCTTTCGATCTGCTCGGCGATCGCCTTGACGTCGTCTTCGGTGAGAGTCCGGTTTCCCATGGTTTCCCCGATTTACTGGTGAGATTGTGGTTTTGTTTCCCGCCCGTCGGAAATCTGGTCCGACGGCGGCGTTTCGACGTCCCGGATCTGCTGCGGGCGCCGTGCTGCCTGCGAAATCAGGTTGTTCAACGTGTCCTGCCGGCCCACCACTTCGTTTCGCATCGACTCGACCGCGGCCTGAGCGCCGCGCGCTTGCCGCGCGTTCTCGACGAGCAGCATCGGCAGCCAGCGCACCGAGCAATCCCACTGATCCACCGAGTGGCCGGTCTGCGGGTTCTGCCCGAGCATGTGCACCCAGAACATGCATGCGTCGCCGACGCACGGCTTGCCGAGCAGTGGGCAAACTGGTTCCTTTTTCTTCACGATTTCACCGCCACGATCTGGTCGACGTATTTGCAGTTCGCCGTCAGCGTGTGGCTGTGCGCCCCACCACCGCCGGTGTTCTGCAGGTTCGCCGTGCTGGAATTGACCGTCAGGCTCGTGGTCGCGCCGCCGGTCGCCGCGGCAATTGCGAACGATGTCCCGCCGCCACCATAGTTCGCTCCGCTCGCCGCATTCGTATAGAACGACGCGCCACCCGGCCCCGGATGCGTGTGGGGGTTCTCCGTCGTACCGTGCACGTGCCCCGAATCCGTGTGTGCGTGCGCCGGCATCTCGGCGACAGACAGCACGTGTCCGTCTCCGGAAATCGGCCCGAGAATCAGATTCCCCGCACCGACCGTGCCGCCCGACCCCGAGAACGCGGAGGGCGTCACGCTACGCATGAACGCGTCGAGGTAGATCGCGTTCGTCTGTGCCGTCCAACCGAGCGGCGCGGACGCCTGCTGAAATGCCATCGTCGTGCCGCTCGGCGCGGTCAACGTACCGGTAGGGTTCGCGTTCGCATTGACCTGATTCACGATGAAATTGAAGTCGGCCATCACCTGCGACGCGTCGGCGGTCGTCCCGTTCTGCAGGTTGTTAGGCAGGTTGCCGATAATGGGCATAGCTCACCTCTGGTTCGTATAGCCGGCGTCCTGGTACCGGGCGAAGAAGGTTCCGATCTGGATCTCGTTGACCGGTGTCACCAGCACGTCGATGGCCATCTTCTGGAAGACGAGAGCGATCGGCCACGGGATCGTGTACACGTGCGGAATGGACGTGTCGCTCGACCAGTTCGCCAGCCCCCACGTGAAGGCCCCCCAAACCGATCCGCTCGGCTGCGTCGTCACGAACGTCGTGCCGAGCGTGCTGTCCTGATCGTCCAGGGCCGTGAGATTGAAATTCACGCCGTTGCCGGTCGACGAAAGCTCGATCGTCGACTCGACCACCTGGATCTGTTGCATGTGGCCAGTCTTCGGGAAGCTGGCGGAGCGCAGATGCGCGGTCAGCGCGACGCCGGCGTCCGCGTAGGAGCTGCTCGAGGTGGGGATCGTCGTACTGATGAACAGCGCGGCACCGCGCGCGGCACTCGACAGCACGAAGACGTTCCCGTACTGAGCGGCGCAGTCGTACGGAAAGCTGTGCGGACCAGTCCAACGCTTCCGGCGGATGTCGTACCAGTAGTCGTTCGTCTGCGCCTGCCCCTGGATCAACGTCGGTACGCAGACCCGGTAGATGTTCCCCGAGAACGAAGCACTGATGCGCGACGGCTGGGTGGCGTTCTGGAACGGCACCTGGAGATCGGCGGGGAAATCCGTTCCCGGCCGACTCGACAGCGGCACCAGCATGCCGAGAAAGTTCAGGATGTAAGGCGCATCGGGGCCTGCGAAGAAGATCCCGAACGGTCCCTGCACGACGCTGCGCGGCGCGATGCACCCGGTCGTGAGCGAGATGTAATTGAGCGCCAGATTGTTCGTGGTCGGATCGCCCGTCACCTGCCAGACCTGGGATTGCTTGAACACCACCAGCGCCCCGATCACGCCGCCCGACGTGGTCTGGATTGGCAGGCCCGACTGCGCAGTGACCGGTGTCGTATCGCCGACGGTTACCGCCTGCGTCGCGTTCGTACGCGTGGTCGGCGCGAGCGTATCGCTGAAATTGAGCGTGTTCCCGACGGCGAACCAGGCGCGGTTGTTGAAGTTCGCGACCGACGTCGGCACTCCCGTGAGGGGGTTCGTGGCCAGGTTCGCCGACGACCAAGCCGGCGCGGCCGGGTTCGAGATGTCGAGAACCCCGAAGAAGTTCGACCCCACCCCGCTGAATCCCGGGTGAGTCACGAGGATCTTTGTGCTGACGACCGCCATCGTAGGGGGTGTCCACGGCCCGCTGGTCGAGGGCGACGACGGGACGTTCCCCGCCGTGACGCCAGTGATCGTGACAAACGAATTCGTCAGCAGGTTGTATGCGAACGGCTCGTCGAACCCCGGATTGCGCGCGGTCGACACCATTCCATACGCGATCGTTCCGATGACAATGAACACCGACACGAACGTCGGCGTGGTGAAGCTGCCGAACGACGTAGCAGCGCTGCCGACGCCCGGGCGTGCCACGACGATTTCCGGGTTGCCCTGGTCGAATACGAGATTGGTCAGCAGCTGGCAGGCGCCCGGGAACGCGTCCGTTGCGTCGAACGCATCGCATAGCCCCTTCGGGGTGAAGCGGACCGGCTTCGCATTGCGGATCGCCATGTCGCGCCTCTCAATCCGTGATCTTCGTCGGCTTCAGCGTGCGGTTCGTGTGGAAGCGCCGCGGATCGAGCCGCACCGACTTGACCACCTGCTGCTCGTCGCCTTCCATGATCAGGTGGGTGCGCAGCATTGCCTCGCACTGCGCGCGCCACGATTCCTGACGGGTATCGTCCGTCTCCCCCATCAGCTCGACGGCCGTTGCCTTGATGAGGTACTGCTGATCCGGGAACCACGGAATGATCGACGACGTTTCCGGCGCGGCAATGTCCGGCTGCTTCACCATATAACGGTGCGTCAAGGTGATCTGCCCGGACGATTGCGGATAGATGAAGAGCTGCCCGGCCGACTGCTTCGCCTGCGCAGTTGTTTCGTCGTACAGCAGCGTCATGAACTCGTACGGATAGTTCGCGATCGACGGATCCTTGAATTCCTGGTCCCACTCTTCTGGCGAAATCGGGTGCAGGAAGTACGGCAGGTTGTTCTGCTGGAAAAACAGGTCGTACGGGCGCAGGTAATTGAGCGGCAACATGAACGGACCGTAGTTGTTGGCCTGCACGTTAATGAATTCGGTGACCCGGTTGATCTTCAGGTCACGATGCAGCCAGAGGTCCTCCAGGACCATGTTCAGATAGATGCCGCCCTGCGACAGCCATCCCGGCGCCTTCGCGATCGCGCAGGCGCGCGCGACGATCTGCTGGGCCTGGAGGTAGGCCATTTCACTTCCCTGCGCGGGCGTCCGCGATCTTCTTGCGCGCCTTCTCGAGCTCGGCTTCGATGCCCTTCAGCTGCTGCGGCGCGTTCTTCAGGTTTGCTTGCTCCTGGCTCGACAATGCCTTCGAGCCGGCCTTACCGGCGGTCTTCGCGTTCTGGCGCTCGAGCAGATCCGCATACGCGCGTGCGACGTCGGCGTGGGCCTTTTCCCACTGCTCGATATGGGCTTCGAGGACCGGGATTTCCAGCATGCGTTGCTGGCGCTGAAGCGCTTCGCGCACGGTGTCCATGCGGGCATCGAGCGAGGCTTTGTCCTCGCCCTCGACCAGATAACCGCTGGCCGAGAGTTGCGCCTGATTCGGCGCCGGGAGAGTGATCGAGAAGTTGCCGATCACCGTTGCAGCCGTGACTTCCTGGGAGGCTTGCGACATGGTCTTCCTTTCGGGGGTGAGGGATTACGATCGCGCCCAGGCCGGCACGGGGCCGCCGCCGAGCACTTTGTTCTGCGCCTGCTTGTACGGGTTGAATGCGTGCCCGTTGATGTCGTTTTCGTGCACCCACGTGCGCGCGACCATTTCCTTGATCGAGCGGAGCGTGTCCGTATCGAACTTGTACGTATGGCCGTGCAGGTACGGGGTGCCGTTGATCTTCAGGTGCTCACCACCGCACGGCGCGAGGTCGATGCGGTACCACCAGAGATCCGTCTTGCCGTCCTCGGCCTTGCCGGCGAAGCGCTCGACGACGCCCGACGTCAGCAATGCCGATTGCGCCTGTGCGGACAGCCGCGCCGATTCTTCCTCGGCGATGTCCTTCGCGGCGCCCAGCTTCGCGTTTTCGGCTTCGAGCGCCTTAATGCGCTCGAGCAGCGCTTCGCGGCTTTCTTCGACGGGTGCGGCGCCGCCGAGCAATTCGTCGGCGTCAGCCGACTCGGGAGCCGGCTTACCCGGCTCCTGCGAGTTACGTGCGGCCATCAGTTACTCCTTACGGGGTGGTCACGGTACCGCCCTGATAGCCCGGCGCGAACGCGGAGCCGCATTCGACGCGAGCCAGGAAGGCCGTGTTGAGCAGGATCGAGCCGTAGAACACTTTCCACGACACGACCCGGGTCTGGTTCAGCGGATCCGACTTGTCGGCGCCGGTCAGGTAGTGGAACTCGGGGTTCTCGAGCAGCACCTGGCCGTAACTGTGGTTGCCGATGAAGATCACCGGGAACACCGACACGCCGTTCGCCGGCGCGGCCGGCGGCGTTTGCGTGACGCCGATACCGGTCAGCGTGACCGTCTGGTTCGGTTGCAGCTGCGTTGCCTGACCAGCGAGCACACCGGTGACCGGAACACCGTTGCCGATCGCCGTGGCGAGGTTGGCCGGGCTCGTGGTCGTGCCGATGTACACGTTGAACACGTAGTTCGGGAACGACGGCAGTGTGACCGAGATCGAGCCGGTCGGGCCCGTCACGCTGATCGACGACGACACCTGGTAGATCGTCTGTTCGACCGACGTAAGCGCCGGCGCGGCCGTCACCTGGATGTAGTACGTGCCGGTTGCGAGCTGGCCGCCCGACGCGGACGCGGTGCCGTTGATCGCGGCCGCACCGGTCCAGTACGGCATCATGTTCGTTTCGCAGAAACGGATGCCTCCGAAGTCGCCGAGCTCGTTGTTGTAGAGCCGGTTCACGTCGCTGTACGCCCAGGCTTGCTGCACGGACGAGTTCTCGCGCATGTCCTGCGCGGAGAACGGGCTGATCAGGGCGACGTAGTGCTGCTTGACGCGCGGCGTCATGGACGGATCGCGATACGCGCCGGCCTCGATCATCATGTCTTCGCGCTCGTCGCCATTGAAGCGCGGCACGCCGTAGGCCGCCATCGATGCGAACAGGCGGTTCGATTCGTGCGGCGACATCACGTTCGACGCGGTCAGCGCAGCACGGTTTGCTGCGCCCCCGGCGTAGTTCACCTGCGGCGCGGACAGCAGCGTGTTCAGCGTGTTGCGCTCGAGCGTTTCGGGCATCTGGATCGACACCAGCTCGCAGGCTTGCTGGAACAGCGGGTGCTTGATGGTGAGGTTCGCGACATCGGTGATGATGACGCGATCGCCCCATTGCTGAGCAGTGGCGCTGACCTGTTGCAGCGTCATCGCTTCGCCCGGAGGCGCAACACCTTCCTGCAGCGGCGCGTACGGCAGCGGCAGGCGCTGGTAGCGCGACGCGGTGTACGTCGTGCCGCGGTTCGTGTCGAGCTTCAGCGGCTTGCCGAACTGGTACGCGACCAGTTGCCGGCGTGCGAGCGGCTCGACTTCTTCCTGGATGTACGCTTCGACGTCAGCCGTAAAACTCGTCGACTGGTTCGTCACCCCGGGGAACATGAGGCCCGTCAGGAGGGCCAGAATTTTTGTCAGCATGGTGTCCTCGTGCTGGTCAGATGTTCACGTCGGCCAGACGCGCGGTGCGCTTCTGGTGTTCGGTTTGCCCGCGGGCCGGCGGTACGTTTGAGCGCACGCCCGGCGTCTTGCCGCGCGGAACGTCGGCAGCGGGCGCCTTGGCTTTCGCCTTCGGCTTCAGCTTGCCGTCCGCGATGTCCTTGCCGAGCATGTAGTAGTAGACCGCCTCGCGCGACGCGTTGCGGCCTGCGCGGCGTTCGTCCTGCACGGCCTGCTCGACGCGATCGCGATATCGTGCGCGGTGCGGGTCGCTGGCGATCTTCGCTTCGAACAGTGTCTGGTCCCGCAGATCCTGCGCCTGGAACAACGCCGCCTGCGCCGCCTGTTGGCTTTGGCGCAGCGTACGGTTCGATTGGATCTGCCAGCGCTCGATGTCCGTCGTATTCGGATCGCGCAGGCGAGCTTCTTCCGCTTCGTAATCGCGATCCGCAATCGGCGCCGGCGTCGTGGGCGCGCGCGACGTATCGACCGCGCGGCCGCGGCGTTCTACCTCGGCTTCGAGCGCCGCGAGGCGGTCCGCGTCCGAAGTCGCGCGTCGGGAAGGCGTTGCCGGCTCGACGAAATCGAAGTCGAAATCATCTTCCGGAATATCAGCAGCGGGATCGCCAGCGCCAGGATCGCCGCCACCAGCACCATCATCGCCAGGGTCACCGCCCCCAGCATCGCCACCAGGGTCCGCCGGATCAGCACCGTCGACACCGGGAAAGAGAAGACCGAGAAGTCGCTGCAGGAGCTTGCTCATGGCGGCCCTTACGATTGCGTGCCCGTACCGACCGACTGGATCGTGGCGGTCGTCGCGCTGGTGATGGTGACCACGAAGTCACGGAACGTGTTTTGTGCAACCGACTGCGTTCCGCTCAGCGTCCAGCCGGTGTTCGTCGTGACCGTCCAGGCAAACGCGCCGCTCGAGCTGTTGATGACGCGCAGCTGCCATGTCATCCCGACGGGGTTTTGCTGCACCACCGACGGAAGCGATGCGATGAGGTTCGCGACGGTCGGAAGGGTCAGCGCCTGGCCTGCGGCGAGCGTGCCGGTCAGGTTGAAGAACACCTGAGCAGCACCCGAAATCTGGCTGCCGGCCGCAGTGAACGCCGTCGTGTTCGTTGCGGCGTTGTAGATCGCTTCCTGCAGCGGATTGACACCGAGGATCGCATTGCTCAGCCCCGTCTGGTCGGGCAACGCGCCCAGCATCGGGATGTTGGGGGTCTGCCCGGGGCCGATCGCCGGGAACAGCATGCCGATCAAAGCGGCGATTCGGGTTTTCTGCACGATGATCTCCTGATCAGGGTTCCGCACTTTTTATTCCGGTTTCCCGCCTCGTTCAAACGGCGGTCTTCGCCGGCTCCTGTTTCCGAGAGGATTTCCTCGCGGCTGCGGCGAGCTGGGCTTCAAGCTTCGCGACTTCGGCGGTCAACTCACCGAGTCGAATAGCAAGCAGTTGTCCCTTCAGGTGGATGTTTTCCATTTCCAGCCGGGCGGACCGGATCTTTTCCTGAACGAGTTGCGAATCCATCGTTTCTCCTAGCGCACACGCCGCGCGCGGATGAAACCGTTCGCGGTCATCGTGCTGGTCGTGAAGGTCGACGCGCCGACCAGATACACCGTCGTGGTCGACGCAATGCTGATGCGCTGCGACGGGGCCGCAAGGCCCTGAGCAACACCTGCGGGAAAGCTGGCGCCGAGGAACGTCTGCGTGCCCAGACCTCCGAGCGTTGCGGACGTCGTACTGGCGCCGCAGTTGAATGCGGATGGAACTGTCGTTCCGGCAGGGACGAAGCTGATCGTCCCGGACACGTCCCAATCACCGGCGGTGAGAGAAACGGACGTGATGTTCGCCGAGGTGCCGCTCGTCAGCGATACGCCGGTCGCCGAGTTGGTGACATACTCGCCCACGGTCCCGGCCGACGCGTTGCTGCCATCCGTGAACCCGCCAAGCGTCACGCCAGACGTGCCCTTGCCGACGATATACGTCGTGACGTTCGTGTCGGATCCAGCGGCGGCGAGCTGCGGGGCCGCGCCGGCGTTGGCGGGATTCACCAGCAGGAAATTCGCGCCGCTGTTGTTGTTCGTTACCTGAAGGGCCGACACACCGTTGCTGTTCTTGACGCTCGAGAAGCCCTCGTCGAACTGCAGGGACATCGCTTTTGCGGTCGTTTTCGCGAAACAGATGATGCGGCTCGTCCCGACATTCGACGCTCCGTACCACTGCCATGCGTGGCCGTAGGCGGTCGCGATCGCAACGCCCTGCCCGGTCGATCCGTCATCGCCAGTCAGCGCGGTGGCACCGATATTGATCCCGATGTTCCACTTCGCGTTGTTGTTCTGGATATTGATGGCGGCTGAGTTGTCCGCCTGCGTACCCGTGAACCCGGCGCCGGACGCAACCTGCAAGCCTACGGTTTGCGTCGGCTGCGGCGTGTACGGATCGATCACGGTCAACGTCGTGATGTTGCGGGTGTCCAGTTCGGCCGCGTACGTGGCGCCGGCTTGCGTCGTCAGACGGTGCGCTTCGCCGTAAATGCCCCACGCATTCGTGGCGAACGATGCGGAATTGTTCAGAGCGTATCCGCCTACCCCCCAGAAATCGCGCACCTGGTTAGCGTTGAGCGTCTGCGCTGCGACAGTCAGCCCGATCAGGGCGTTCGTGTTCTGGTTGGTGAGGATGGCGGCCTGCGAGAACTCGCTCACGCCGAACCCCAGGCCGCCCGTACCTTTTTGAAAAGTCGACAGCCAGTCAAACGGCGCGGTGCCGGCCGTGCCACTGCCGGCCGTCGCATCGCCGACAAACATCCGGTCGTTGCCGCGATTGACGATCCCACCGCTGTTCTGGAAGAAATTCTGCGTCGCCGACTGCGAATAGGATCCGGTCGCCGTCACGGAGGCGAGCGAAGTCGTGCCGTTCGCGGAAAGCGTAGTGAACGATCCGGCGGCGCGGGACGTGCCGCCGATGACGGTATTGTCGATCGTCGCACCGGTGTACGCGCCGCCGGTGAATGTCCCGGTCAACGTTCCACCAGCGCTGAAATTCGTCGCGCCATTGGCGCTCAGCGTCGTAAAGGACGCCGCGCCGCGCGTCGTCGCTCCAATCGTGACGCCGTCGAGCGTGCCGGACGTCGCGTGCACCGCGATCACGCTCGGGCTAGGGTAGTTCCCGTTCAGGTCACCCGTGGCCGGGCCCTGCGGGCCTTGCGAGATGATCAGGTTGAGCGCCTGGGTGCACTGCTGCGCAAGCGAGTTCAGCGCCGCCTGGATCTGTTCCGGCGGTACGTCTTTGCCCTCGGCGCGCACGAAAGGCGGAACGATGCGGAATTCATCGGACATCGAGCGCCTCCAGCCGCTTGTGCAAGCACGGATAACCGAGGTGCTTGCGCCGGCTGCCGTGCTTGATCAGGAACATGCGCAAGCCGCGACCGTGCCCGCAGGAGATCGCGTATCCGTCCGCTTCGAGTTCCTGGCGTTCGCACATCTTCAGGAAGCCGTGCCAGTTCCAGAACACGGCCAGCGTGAGGAACCACATCAGGCGCTTCTCCGCATGCCAGTGCGCCAGGTGTCCGCGCTCGTGCGCGATGACCGCGGCCTGCTCCGAAGACGTCAGGTGCCCCATCAGGTCACCGGTTTGGACCGTATGCCACGGCGTCGCGCGCGCGAAGAAGTTTTTCATCGCGGCCCCGCCATCGGTGACGCAATCTGGTCCGGATGGATCATGCCGGCCGGCCCCTGCGGCCGCGGCTGCCCAGGCTGCGCGCCCGCGCGCGGCGTTCCTGCAACACCCGGCCCCGCGCCGCCCGGCACGCCGGGTTGCCCCTGCGGCTGCTTCGGCGCCTGTTGCGCCTGGAGCTTCGCCTGCATGGCCTGCTGATGCTGCTGAACGTGCGCGCGGAACAGGCCCTGAGGATCGCCCGTGAGCTGCGCCGCCTGCAGATGCGCGGCGATGTGCGCGCGGTCGTCGTCGGCCTGATGGATCTCAGCCGGCAGGCCGTTGTGCATCATCAGGTTTTCGTCCTGCGGATCGAGGTGGAACAGATTCCGCTCGTCGATCAGGATGCGCGGCGCCACCTCGGGCCCGAAGATCTGCTCCGTGCCATATTCGAGGATCGGGCCGATGTTCAGCCGCCGGCCGTCAAGCTGCTGCGGCGGGATGCCGCGCAGGACGTTCATCCACGCGATCATCTGCTGCATACGCTGCAGGTTCTGCTGATACGACGTGCCGCACCACCGGAAGAAGTAGCGCTCACCGAACGCCTGCGGCGGGATCTTCTGCAGGTTCGCGCGCGCGCCTAGCTCGCCCAGCACCTCGACGGTCAGTTCCTCGGTACGGAACTGCCGGTCGAGCTCGAACATCCATTCGAGCAGCGGGTTGAGGACCACCTCCTCGTACCGCTTGGCGTTGTCGATGATGTTCGATTCCTGCTGCTGCGCCATAGCGGCCATCTGCGCCTGATTCTTCCGGCCGGTCGGCATCTTTCCGAGCATGGCGTCGTTGACGTCCATCGACTCGTTGATCTCCTGCTTGATGCCCTGGCAGAGCATCATCGCGTCCTTGTAGATCGCCGGGAAGTTTGCGAATTTCGTCTTGGTCGGGTCGGTCAACCACACCGCGGCAAGCCCGACCACCATCGACTGATAATTCGGGTTCGAGAGCGGATCGACCATGGTGATCGGCAGCAGGCTGTACTGCGCCGAGTCCTGCCCCATGTTCCAGTAGTCGTTCAGGTTCCACTGCAGGAACTTGACCGGCTCGATCTTCGAAATCCCGAAGAACGAGCCCGTGATGCGCTCGATCGGCGCTGAGATGATCGGCCGTTTGCCCGACCAGAACGGGTTGCGGATGATCCCCAGGATTACATCCTGACCGGCGAAATACACGAAGCACGGCTCTTTGCCGTTACCGAGATCCAGGTTCGTGTGGACTTCGTAGATCAGCGCGTACTTGAACGTGCCTTCCGTGCGAATCCCGGCGTCGCCGGTACGCTTCTTCGGTGGGACGTACTTCTCGCGCCCGCCGTCCGGCTTCGCAAGGTTGTCGACCAGTTCCTTCGCCTCGACGCCGACGAAAACGCCCTCGTCGATAAACTGCTGAACGGCGTCGACAGTCAGGCGCAGCCGGATTGCCGTCGCGGTGGCCTTCTCGATGTCGTTGCAGGTCGGCGGATAGACCGCCAGGTCCTCGGTAGCGAACGGGACGACGTCCGGGCCCTCGGTCGTGACCTCCTTCGATTCCTTCTCCCAGTCCCAGTCGTCCTCATCCGCGGCGAGGTCTTCGACTTCCCCGCCCAGCTCGTGGTCTTCCAGGATGGGCGGCTTCTTGATCAGCTCGGTGATGCGTCGCTGCGTGCGCGACCAGTCGATGTAGAGGTTCCACTGCCCCGTCACGTCGCCGGCAATCAGGTCCGCGCGCACGACGTCCTTCACCGCGGCCGACCGGATGTAATGCTCGAGCAGGCTGATCTGCGCGAACGGCATATTGCCGTCCGGGCCGGTGGCACCGACGTGCTTATGGTTCACGGGGAACAACTGCGCCAGCGTGCGCTTCATGCGCGCGTTGACGGCGTTGCGCACGGCCGGGATGTAGCACTGGGAGTTGCCGGAGTACTGCTGATTCTCGTCCGGCTGAGCGTTGTAGATGGACCAGTACTCCTCGCAGCGGTCCATCTGCTCCTGCTTGTTCTGGTAGCACTTCGCGATCTTCGGATACAGCTTCGCCGCTTCGGTATAGGCGTCGGAATCGGGCTGGTCGGCCCAGTTCTCGATCTCTTCGCCCGTCTTCTCAGCGTCAAGCGCCCGCGCGTCCAGTGTTTCGACCGCGGGCTTATCGTCCTGCTTCTTCGGCTTCTTCGAGCGGGCCATGGAAGGATCAGCCGATCACCTTGCCGGCGAGCTTCTTCGCCAGCGAAGAGCCGGTGCCACGATCGCGCGGCGTACGCTTCGGACGATCGTCGTCATTCGGTTTCTTCGAGCTCTTACCAAAGAACTCGCGCACATCGCGCGACTCGGAGCGCGTGCCCTGGAATTCGCGGGGCTTCTTCACGATCACAGACCCGGCTTCGACATTTTTTCGCGCATCGGGCCGCCCGACATGCGTTCGCCGACCTTCTCCGGCTTGCCATACGCGCCGCCCTGCTGCTTGCCCTTGTAGAAGTCCGACGGGCGCTGCGACGGCGCCTTGGGCGTAATTTTGCGATCGACTGCCATGTTCATCTCCGCGGCAAAGTGGTCAGATAGCTCACACCCTGCGGGTTCACGCCCGTGTTCACGCCTTCCGGCAGGACGTCCGCTTGCTGCGAGCAGATCACGTACACGGCCGCTTCGAGTCCCTCGACGAGGGTACGGTGCGGACCAGTCTCGGGGAGCGTATTCCGGTTTCCCGCGCGGTCGACCGGGTAGTTGTAGCCGCCGGCCATCGCATTGAGCGTATGCGTGGCGCCTTCCGTATCGACCTGGAACAGGCGGCGCGCCTTGGCCTCGGTGCGGATCAGCGGCGACAGCGCGCCGCGCGCGACGTTCACGTACGCGCCGCGCATCGGGTACATACCCGCGGCGCGCAGCGCCGGCACGATCGGCATGCGGTCGGCCTGGTCGAGCACGTCGGCCGGCAGCCACGCCGTCACGCGTGCGCGCGGGAACGCGGCGCGCACGAGCTGCGCAATGTCCGGCACGGCCTCCTTCGGAGGGACGGGCGAGATCCAGTCCGCGACGACCACGACGCGCTGCCCCTCGATGCACAGCAGCGCCGCGGTCGTCTCCGTACCGGTGGCGTTGAACGCGAGCGCGAGCGGATGCTGCTGACTGGGCTCGTACTCGCTCACCAGGTTCCACTGTCCGAAGTCTTCGTACACGGGCGCCCCCGAGAACACGCGTTGGAAGTACGCGAGCGCGTTCAGGATGTCGCGCCGCCCGCTGGGGAAGTTCAGGATCTCGGCAACGAGCTTCGGATGCGCGCCCTGCCCGCCGACCAGCACGATGTCGCCGGCCTCGAAAAAGGGCTGCATGCCCATGATGAACTGCGTCTTGTCCCGGTCCTGCGGCGCCGAAAGCGGGCGCAGGGCGAGCGTCACGCCGCGGCGGAGCATCTCCGCGCGCATCGGCTGCAGCAGCCATTCGTCGAGGGAGTTCTTCTCGATCGCAACGGCCGCGTCGCCGTACCGAGCCGACGTCTTGAACGCGTCTTCGATGACCTCGTCCGGCTTCCAGAATTCACCGGACGAGGTATGTACGTAGATCTTCGTGCCAAGGCGGCTGACCACGACTCGCCCGGTACGGTCGCTCTTCTTCACGTCCGTCGTCCGTGCGGGATCGGTAATCACGACCTTCGGCAGCCAAGGCGCCGGGTCGACCGCGCATTCCCGGATATGCTCACTCTCGAACGGCTTGTCCTGCGAGCCGATCGCCATGAGCATGTACTCCTGCATGAAGCCCCGGAGTTGCCCCGCCCGCTCCATCTCGTCGCGCTTCCGGCGGACCCAGTCCATCGGGTAGCGCTCCGGCCACAACGCCCGCGTCTCAGGATCGTCGATGTCGCCGTTGCAGATCGGATAGCGTCGGCTCGTCCAGTCCGGATTCTCGCGAAGCCGGGTGATCATGCAGTCCTCGGCCAGCGGCGTGCCGGTAACCCTGATCTTGCCCTTGACCTTGTCCATCGCCGGAATCAGCTCGAGGTAGAGCTTGCGCATCGAGGCGTCGACCGCAGCCTTGTCCTTGACCCGCTCCTTGTTCTCGATGTCGTCGAGGTACGCCCGATCCGGCCGGATGTCCCGCCACTTGAAGCCGCGGAATTCTTCCTCCCAGCCGTGAGCCTCGAGCAGGACGCCGTTCGAAAGCTCCATCTGGTGCTCGTTCCAGACCCGCCCCGACTCCTTCAGTCGGCCGAAAAGGCCCTGCAGCTTCGTGTTTCGGGTCGCCTCGAACTTAATCGCCTCGAGACGCTGGCAAGCCTTCGTGTACGTCTCACCGATGATCAGGCAGTACCCGAAGTTGCCGAAGCACGCCTCGATCAACAGGTGCTCTTCCGAGAGCGTCGATTTGGCACCCTCGCGAAACGCTTCGATCAGCACCCACTCGTCCGCACATCGCCAGAGGTCCATGACCTCGACGTGGAACGCCGGCGACGCCTGCGGATGCCGATGCGGAAACAGCATCGCGGAACCGAGCGCGCGATCGTCCGAGATCGCCTTCAGCAACACTCCATTGGTCAGGGCCATGACTTTCCTCCTCGCGGAGGATCATCAATGTTTTTCCCGTGCGCAGATTGGAGAGAGGGTTCGCGAAATTTCGTCACCCCCGTCCGGTGGGCCTCGGGTGGTCCCAGAGTTAGGTTTTCGTAAGACTCAGACGAGAATCGATCTCATTATGATCTGATAACGCCCCGTTTCGACCGATAGCGACCATTATGTCAAATCGAGATGCACCGCACCAATTCAATAAAATCAATTACTTGCGATATTTCCGCAGTTGGTCGATACGCTGATCTCGGCGAACGCACTGCAACATGTAAGCCTTTGAATGTGACAGAAAGGTATTTGAATGGAATGAGGCAGAGCGGGAAACGCGTGTTTTTGAGGCACGCAGGACACCCTCATCCTCCATTTCTCATCCCTTTCTGCCGTATCCGCCTGAGCCTTTCCACGCGCGTACGTGCGCGCACGCGAGGAGGTCGACCTGCGAAAGCTACGAGGACTCTCGATCGCTGCGGATGTGATTAAATGCCAGCGCGCCATGAGCGACGGATCAATCTCAGCGCGCAAACGAACAACGATCGCGAGCAGTCGATCACTACACAAGACCATGGGCCACGGGGCATAGATGAAAAGGTATAGCGAGCTGCTGCAGGAGAAGCTTGAGCGTGAGAAAGCGCAATTCCAGGAGTATCGAAACTCGGAATCCGCACGAAACAGGAGAGCTATGATCAATCGAGTCGCGTTCGATGACTTGATGCGCGAATTGCGGCCGGAATTCCGTGGCTTCGTGGAACAAATCGTCGAGTGCAAGTTCGAGGCCGTCTACTCCGAGAAGACGGAAGAACCGTACAAGGCGCAAGCCGAAGTGATTTTCAGGCTTCATCGCGACAAGCCTGGTGCTCCACTCGATCGTGACAAAGACTGCCGCTTTTGGATCGAACTCGATGCGGAGAACGGGGTTGTTTTCTGGGACTATCACGGCGATCTTCCGGAATATCACGGGAACCGAATCAAGACCGGAAAGCTTGGCAGTATCGGCCCGGAATGCGTCACTGCGCTACCGCTTCGTCTCGAAGATTGCCTCCGAGCCTGCCTCCACGGTCGTCGCCTGAGCGAGCTCCGTTACCGCTAGTGAACAGGCGCGTACGCGATGCCTTCGATGCGCGCCTCGTACATCCATTCGTCGCGATCGGCAAACCCGTTGATTTCCGCGCAGTAGTCCGCCATCAGCTCGAGCGTCGGCGGACTCGATGTCGAGATCGTGGCAAGTAGTGTGCCGTCAGACGTGAAGATGGCGTACGCGATCATGTTCAACTCCGGACCGATGGAACGGGCGCAACCTCCCACCCGCTTTTTTTAGAAGCGTTGCTAGGCCGAGGCGGGTATATCCGGCTTGGTCGACCTGCTGCGCCTTGGTGCGTTCAGCCATTCCGGTCGGTCCTGGCGGTGCGACTCCGCCATTCAGCCACGTTTATCGAGCTGGCTCGGCACCAGTTGTTCGGGCCTGGGCTAATGGGCCCCCGTCGGCGATTTCTTCTGAGTCGCGCTGCCTATTTGCGACGTCCGCTTCGTTGGCGATCTGGCAGACGCGACACACCCATCTCCTGCCCTTCGCTTCACGCAGCATGGCGACGATGTCCAGTCGCCAGAGGCGCTTGCATTGCGGGCAGATCGAGGATTCGAGGCGCATTCCAGAAAAAGACGCCCGGACGTGCCGGGCAAATCACCGTAGTGAAGGAGACGCGATCACGTTAAAGCTGTTTCCCTCGCTGAACGATGCCGCACATGATCTGGTGTAGTTCGGCCGGCGTGACCTCGTCGCGATCCCCGGTGATCATGGGCAGCGGCTTTTTCGTCCGAGCGTAGAGCAGGATTACGCCGCGTCTGATACCTCGAGCCCCGCTCGATTTGGCGTAGGAGATGGAGTTGGCGATGTACGTGTAGCCTTCGTCAGTCAGCGCCGTCAGGTACTTCGAAATCGTCCCCCGCGGCACGCCGATCTGCAAACCGAGACTCGCTTGGGTCAGCATGCCCTGCTGCTCGAGCAACTCGCAGATTCGGTGGCCGACGAGATCCGGATTGGACAGGTTACGCAGCGAGATCATGCTTCAGCTCCGACCCAGGACAGCATCACGCGATCGAGTTCCGTCGGCGCCGGAATCCGGAACGGTGTCGAAACACGCTCCGCGTCGCGCCGCCTGCTCTCCGCGATACGCGCGGACTTGGGCGCGAGCGGCACGATGGCCGGGATCGGCTTCTTGGTACGCGTATAGCGCTTTGGGATGCCGGCCGCGGAAACGAATCCTGCCTCGGCCAATGCATCGAGCTGGCGAGCCGTCGCCCGCGGATGGATGCCCCGCGCCTCGGCGATTTCGTTGATAGTCATCGGACTGCGGCGCGCGAGCAGTTCGCAGATGCAGCGCTGCGCGGATCCTTCTCGCTCGATCTGCTTCACATCCCGGCCTTTTCGGACAGCCAGAAATCACGCTGCGCGCGGAGTTTATCGATCACTTCGTCGAGTCGATCGACAGGAAACGAAGCGCAACAAATAATCCGGCCGTCGACGTCCCTAAACGAAATCTCGACATCCAGCTTCTTCTGCTGCCGCTGAACTCGGCCGTACTTGGACCAATCGATGTCGTTCATGCAGCTTGCTCCTGCACAAAAATTGCCGGGACAGAATTGCACTCCGCCCACCACTGAACCCCGCTAAGTTGCTTACCGATCTGGTGGTCGAAGAAAACGCCGAACTCGATGGCAGCAATCTGAATTTGATCGCCGATGACCACGAATACGCGGTCGAGGAAATTCGGAACGCCGAGCGGAGGCTTCCGCCAAATCAACGTCTGCACCCACGTTTCGTACATCACTCTTCTCCCGTTTCATGATGAGGTTTTGCCGGCGGTGTGCGCGGTACATCAGCCACGTAGTTCGACTCGCACGAGTACTGCCCAACGACCGCGTTGTAACGAAGCTCGACCATGCCGATCCGGCCGTTTTGCTTTTTTCGGACCTTCTGGACATGGACCTCAACCAACGCATCGCTGCCAACCTGGTCTCGGTGCACGGTGATGCAGTTGTCCGCTTTGTTGCGCCAGTGCGCGCTGCCCGCGATGTCGTACGGGGTCGGCACCGGATAGCGGCCGTCGGTGCCCTTCTGCAGCTTCGTTGGGTGCGCCACGATCCAGACATGCACGCCGTTTTCGCGAGCAAACTTCCGAATCCGTGTCAGCGACTGCGAGATGTACTCGGTCTCAGTAAGTGCCGGCGGTCGTTTGTGATCGATCTCGTTCCACGGGTCGAGCAGTAAGCCGCGGATGCCGTGGCGGCGCACCAGCGACCGGCCAATGTCGAGCAGACCATCGACCGTCGGCTCTTCCGGCAAGACGAATGTGAAGTGCGCCTCGAGCCAGTCCATCGCGTCTTCATGCTCGGCGACCGTCATCCGTTCCGTCGGCCCGAACTCAGCTGGCTTGCCGACATACTTCTCGATCAACTTGTCGGCGTGATATTCGAGCGGCTGGTTCTCCGGTGAGAAGACGCCGAAAGTCCAGCCGTGATCGCGCGCGAGATTGACCGTGAGCGCGTCGAGCCATTCGCTCTTGCCAGCGCCCGGGATACCGGTTATCAGCGTGATCTCCCCCGGCATGACGCGGTAGTGCGGGTCGATCGATTTCCAGCCCGTCGTGATGCCACGCGGCGCGCCGTGCTCGAACCGATCTCGCATCGCCTGCCGAAAATCCTCGACGGTGTACGTCCCCTCGACAGGCAGCGCGCGCGCCGCCGCGATGCAGTCGCCGATTACCTCGGCACCGTGCTTCAGCAGCACGTCATTCGCGTCCTTGCAACCGTCCGGCCACGTGACGACCAGACACTTGTCTCGCCCGAGGCGACGTACAAGTTCCTCCTGCAGACGCACACCAGCCGCGTCGTTGTCGACCGCGATGATGTGCGTCGCGACCGCTTCAATCGCCGGATCGAGCAGGAAGTCGAACTTGTGCGCGTAATCACGCGAATCCGGTGCCGGCGCGCCGTCCGGGACGGATACGCAGCTCTTGACGCCGGCCATTTCGACCGAGAGCTTGTCCATCTCTCCCTCAACCCATACGAGGCAGCCAGGATCGACGTCGTTCAGGCCGTACAGCACGCGCTCAGCGCCGGCCGCCATACGGAACAGCTTGTCACGCGTACGGTACTTGACGTTGACGACATCCTCGCCGCGGAAGTACGGGAACAGGACGCACCCGCGCTCTTCCTCGGCCTGCGGGAAGTACTCGTGGCCGAGCGTGATCTGGTTGCGCTCGACGACCGCGGCAGAGATGCCGCGTGCATCGAACCACGCCTGGAGCTCGTCGACGTGCTTCTCCGCCTTCACGAATTTGGGCTTCGCATACACGCGGCGCACTTCTGGCTTTTGCCATTCGCCGCTCTTGAGCGTGCCGCTCCAGCCGCAGTGCCAGCAATTCCAGACGCCCTTTTCCGTGTTGACGTTCAAGCACGGATAGTTCTTCTTTTTCCGGCTCGGCGAACATTGCGGACAAGTCACCTTGACTTCGACGCCGTTCTTCGAGCCGAGCTGGATACCGAAATCGCCAAAGGTCTTCATCGATCACCACGCCAACGCAGGTTGCTTTTTCGGCGCCGCATCGTTTCCGAGCTTCGCCCAGTCGTCTCGAATTGCGTTCATAAACGCCTGATCCCAGTCGACGTATCGATAGCCTTTTGCCTTCGCCGTACCGACGAAATGGTCGAGTCGCTCCTGAAGCCTCGCATGACCTTTTTCCTCTGCCCACTGCCGAATGCGGTCGCTGATGGCGAAGTTCTCGGACAATGGCGTTTTGCGATCAGCCGACTTTTTCGCCCTAGGCACAGATCGTCCGGACTCTTCGGACGATGTATTTGGTTTACTTCCTGGTTTAACTTCCTGTTTTGTGGTGCTGTCAGCACCTACCCCTCCCTGCTGTGAGCACCTACCCTCGGTGCTGTCAGCACCCACCGTAGGTGCTGTGGGCACATACCCGTCGGTGCTATCAGCACCCACTCCCCCTACGGATGACCCCACCCTCAGGAGATACTGATTCGGAAGATTGACGCCGTTTTGAGTCTGACGTCGAATCTCGATTAGGCCGCACTTCTCGAGTTCCGCAATTGCACGTCGCACGGAGTCACGGCTCATTCCGCACTCTTTCGCCAGCCGGTCGTGCGATGGGTCGCAACGTCCCGTGTGCGCGTTGCAGCAGTTCGCCAGCATCAGCAGGACGAGCTTCTGGAGGGCCGGCAAGTCCTGCTCGACGGCCCATGTCATGGCTTGGAAGCTCATCGCATCGACTCCTGGATGGCCAGTTCCATGACGAGTCGCTGGTCGGCGCTGCGCCCGCGGATCTCGCTGTACATCGCGTGCTTGCAGACGCGCCGCCAGAGAGGCGTTGCGGCAGGCGATTCGAGCAGCTTGCCGATCGCGCTGATGCGAAGCTCGCGCTCGTAATCGGCGCGGGCCTGGCCGGTCACCGGCGCTGCTTCAGCCTGCTCGATAGACCACGATCCGAGTGCCGGGCGATTAAACCGCCGGCGCCGCAAAACGGATCGATAGTCCTGACACGGGGGATTGCCGAACACGACGTCGGATTGAATGCGATTCATGCTTACCACCTCTGCCCAAAATCCAATAAGGATTCCTAACCTGCAATAAAAAAGCCCCGCCTTTGGGGAAAGCTGCCGGCGGCCAAGCCGGTTCGGTTCGCCGGAGGGTTCGGCTTACCTCAACTCTCCCCAAAAACGGGGCTTCCCTCTTTCTCCGTCGATTGGCGGTCGACGTCCATAGGCTATTTCGGTTTCCCGGCCAAGCCGCGCCCATCAATGCACGCCGGTGACGCAGTGGGACCGAGCTGTGATTTCACGCCGCCTCCTGCTGTTCCTGAGGCGCCGCAGCGTACCCGAGCGGATCCGCCAGCCACCGGTGCACTTCGGCGTTGCTGTAGCAGGAATGCGTGCGGCTCATGCGGATCGGCGGAGGCGCCTTTCCGGCGATCCCCAGCTTCCGCCAGGACTCGCGGCACATCGGAATAAAGGGCGCGATCTGGGCCCATTTGGAGAGCCCGACCCGCGGGAGGATCGGCTCGGTCGGCTTGCCGGAACCGGCTGGCGCTGCTGTCTTTTTCACGTTGGCTCACGTTGGGAAGTCATTGTGAGCTAATGCTATGGGGCATAAGGATTTTTTGCTATTGCGTGTAGGAGGCACACAATAATGCAAACCCCCTTCGCGATATTTCCAAGGGGGTTCGCGTTAGCGCGAACCCCCTATTCACTGTTACGCGGAACTTGAAACTGAATCCCTTCCTTTCGAATCCAGTTGCCAATAGTCTGAACAGCGCTAGCACTGGAAAGTCCGATCGCTTTCGCCTCCGGCATACTCAGAATAAGAGGGGCAATGTGAGTCGCTGCATGATGCGCACTAGAGAAACTTCCATCACGTGCAAGCGCAAATACTCTATCCTTTAGTGGCGCAAATTTATCAGCCCTCTTCCTACCACCACTGGCACCATGGCGAATCGCGGACATTTTAGCTTCCGCCTTTACCGAGTTCGCCAAAAGTGCATTAATTTCTTGAAAATTATTCTCAGCATTCTCCCGGATCATCGCAAATACCTTCGGACCAAATAGTTGAACAACTTCCTCAGCACCCATTCCGTCATTCAGTCCCGACGACATCAAATTATCAGTAAGATAAGGCACAACAGAAAGCAAAAACTCCTCAACAGTTTTAGGAACAGCCTTCTGGAAAGCATCATGAAGAACCGACAGACGCGACGCATACTCGAGCAATGCATCATATGTCGGATAACGCTCCCTGAGCTGATTAGACTCCGCCTTTATATTGAATTCCGCCACATCCTGAAATTTTGAAGAAATTAAATCATTAGCCATCTTCTCATTAAAGACAGACATACCCGAAATGAGATCGCTAAACGTCTCGAATATTTTTTTTGCACTCATAATTCCACCCGTCAAAAATTATTGATGGCAGATCGTCGCCATTTCACCATCGCACGACGCGACGATCCCCATCGACTCCGAATGCAGTTCTGGCGCCTTAGTCATGTTTCCGCCAATTACGCGGCGGCTGCCCCTATTGGGCTAGACGAGGTTGCAACTATCAATATCCTTCTGCTTCGTGCTTTGTCAGATCCAGCGCCGTATTAGGTGCCAACGCAAAGATTTCAGTGAATCTAGACGCGTGCTGACACGGGGCCGTTCTATCGACCAATTGGACATCGCGCTCCAGGATGAAGATCCGGTCCACCCTTTCAATCGCCTTCCACACGTGCTCTCGGACCAGCCCATGCTCTACCTGATATCCAATCAGCAGCGGTCTTCCCCCGGCAGTCAAGCCATACACCCGGCCCTCCATCACATGAGTTCTGTCCAACTCGTCGATATACGCTACTACGCATCCACCTGGTAAAAACGCTCTAAGCTCTGCGTCGGCTGTAGCGGGATTTTGAGTGCGTGATGCCAGACTCCGATATGGAAACGCATCGATCCATGGGCGTTCAAATGCCGGCGTCGGCTTTTTCTGCGACTTCCTGGACTTCGTCATCATTCCCCCCGCTGTGCAGTCGATAGTGAAAGAACGCGCGTGCGCTCGGTCTCCCAAGCGTCGCGGTCCTCGTTAGCAAGCATATTGTGCTGCAAGCCGTACTCGAGCGCCGACACGATCCGGCTACGGCCGTATGGGTCGATCCGATCAGCGACCGCGAGGCACTCGCGCAGCGGCATCGTGTCGATTCGCCCGTCACAGCGCATGAGTTGAAAAATTGCCGGCTCTCCGTCACAAAGCAGTGAGTCACCGAGCCATTTGAGTGTGCCGGCCGGTACGCGAACGTCAGTCATGACGCACCTCCTTGCCATCGCGCGCAATAGCCGTGACAGCGGCATCGAGCAAGCCCTTGGCTATTTCAACAGCCGTGAGAACAGCATACAAATGACTCGAGCTTACGCCGCTATTGGAGGCAGTCTCGTTCAACACGTCGCGTGCAATCGCCAGATGGCAGGACGAGGCTTCCAGGGCATCCACCAGCGGCAAGCCTGCAGTGATCGACAGAAAACTGGTCACTACACTGCTGCCGGAAAGCAACTCGGGAGCGGTCTTCAGCGCACGAATGTCAGTCATGGCTAACCTCCGCAGAGTCGCGCGCGCGCTTGGCCAGTTGCAGGCCTTCCACCATTCGATCCGCAACTTCGGTCAGGTACTGGCCGATGAGCTCGGCCGCGTTCAGCAGGCCCAAGTGAGCGGCTTGCCCGAGAGGTTCAGCGTTCGACATTTCCGGCTCGCAGCTGCTGTTATGAACCAGCCGAGAGATTGTCGCGATCGCATCAGATGCGCGGTACACGTCCGCGATGAGGGTCGCCGGAACCATGGCGAACGCGTCGTCGTCGGCGACCCAATGGTCACTCGTCAGCGCGCCGCGAAACGTCGGATCGGTGTAGTCAGGTGTGGAGGAGGAAACAGACTGGGACTGAACGGTAGACATGACGGCTCCTTCGTTTGAGGAACCTGCCCTATCCGTCGCCAAACGGAGGGGTGGGCAGGCATACAGCGAGGTTGGCGAACCGGAACGAAGGAACCGGCAGACCCGAAGGTCTCCCCACTGCTGCCCGCCCATAAAAGGAGGACGCAATGATACAACGGACGAAAAAATACCGCCTAGGGCGGCGGTCTCATCCGCCTTCGTTCCAGGTCGCCAAACCCGGCGCTTGTTGTTTCAAGCGCAATACAACTGTAGTTCCACGGCTTGCGAACGTCAAGTCACATTTCGACGATGCGAGCCATTTCATGGCCCTACATCTACAATCGCCACAACGATTTACTTCAGGTCTACATAACAACCCATCAAAAATAGTAGCGGTGCTATTGCTCCATCACGACGCCTGAGACATCAATGTCTCAGGCTCGACGGTCAAGTGCATTTGACGGAACGAGTACAGCGCACTGAACTCCGCGCTGCGAGACCACCCGCCACTCGACACGCGTCGCTTCAAATTGATTCTTCTGATGAAAAACTTGAGCCGGTCGTTCAAATCCATCACGGCCGCCTCGACCAAAAAATATCCTGTTGGCCCCTGCGTCACGAGAGCGCAGGCTCACATAGGAGCATTGATGATGAAGTCGAAGAAGGAGCAGATTAGCCGTCGCGCGCAAGTTGTCGATTTGATCAAACGCCAACCCGGCATCACGTCCGCAGAAATTGCAGACAAGCTCGGATTGGAAAGTTCCACCAAGGTCTCAACCTCCGTATGGCCGGCTGTAAGAGCCGGCCATGTACTCGTCGAGCGTATTAACCGAAACGGTCAGACCATGAATGCGCACTACATGTCTGATGACGTGCCGCCCGACGCCGTAGAACGTATCCAACAGAAAATCGTCGACGCAAAGAACGTCATTCCGATCGCGAAATCAGATGATGCACGTACCAGCGTGTTCGACACTAAGCGACTGAAAACGAAAAGCAAGTCCAGCGTCGCGAAGACTGCCCCGGCAGCAGCCCATACTACGACTCCGATCCAGAAGATGGGGCCTACGGGATTCGCCTGCGCGGTGACAAACGACGGCAGCCTGGTATTGATGCGCGAAGGGACGATCCAGTTTTCCCTCTCAAGCGTCGAGGCGACGACGTTGCAAAGCTATCTGGTGAAGCGGGCAGCCGCCAGCCTCTTCGCGAATATGGCTTGAGGATGCCGGCGACACTGCAGGCGTAATCATTTGATTCGCTCGGAGCGTCGAGCCACAACAGTGGCTCGAGTTCCAGTTGCACTTAGTTCCCTGTCGCCGACTTGGGCGCCCCGTTCGACGCAACGGCAGGCGATTGTGGCTTATCAGGCTGCTTGCCAGGCTGCACCTGCCCCTCGGTTAGCCGGTGGCTGTCGGCTTGTGCCTGCGCTTGCTTCGTGCCAAGCTTCACAGCGTTGTCGATCGAGTATTTGATCAATTCGATCAAGTCTTCGCGCTTCAGTACCGTCCCGTCAACCTTGTGGTTCAGTTGATTCATCGCGATGATGCAGATGTTGGATAGTGCCGTGTCCAAGAACGTCACCGCATTGTCCTTATCACTGAGCAGTTTGACGTTTTCCAGTACGCGATTTACCGCATTGATGTCTCCGCTCTCGCCGAGCAGCTTTGGGAGCGTTGCTGACAACCCTGTCTCGTGATCTTGACTCTTGAATGCTGCGGCAGCTTCAAAGCATCCTTGCCCGTGCCCATCGAACAGCGCAACGTTGTTGTTCGCGTTCCAGGCAACAATTGTCGTGTTGCGATCACCAGTGTCTTTCCCACCTCCGTCAGTAGTAACAAAACCTCTGTCCGTAACCATAAGACCAGAAACTAGCGGACGATCCGATGTACATGCTGTTAGTGCCAGCACTACCCCCAATGTAGCGATTGCGGTGCGGTTCATCACTTGTCCTTTTTCGTTTTTGACTCATCGATCCCCATACAGCACGGTCTCCCAGCAGTTCTTCCTGGGCCTATCAAGCATATACATGGATCAGGTCATCGCAACCGTGGAGGCCTAGTGCTTTCCCGACAACACCTAGTGCGGAAGACGATCGTGGGTGCGCACGCTTTGTCTGCAAACCCACGCGTGCTTGCGGACGCGATATTCCACCGAGTGCACAAATAGAACACAAGCCGCGCGCCGCTCACGAATCCGTCTTGTCGGCCAAAGTTCCTTGATATGGTCCGACCACCATATCGTCAGCGGGCAAACCTGCAGCATCGCCCGCATCACCTCGACGCGCGACGTCGTCAACCATTCTGTCCCACCGATCGATGACGACTGGTCTAGAATCGCGATCATTTACCGACAGCACGCAAACACCACCTCATGCAGCCCATCAGTCACCGAGAACGATACACCGCCCTGGACGGCCTTCGAGGAATGTTCGCGATACTCGTCATGGCTTTGCACTTCTTCGGGTCCGGGGCCGGATGGAGCAACTTCCCGTTCGCCAACGCGAACCTCGCCGTCGACTTCTTCTTCATGCTGTCTGGCTTTGTGCTGTGTCACGTGTACGAGCACGGGATGAAAACCAGGACGATCTCGACGGCCAAATTCATCAGCCATCGATTCGTGCGCATGTACCCCTTGCACATCGCAAGCATGATCGCGATGGGCGTGGTGGATCATCTCTACTGGGGCAAACTGCCCTACGTTGACGGCCCAGTATGGACCGGGGTTTTGAACGTCCTGTTGTTGCAAAGCATGGGCTTCACATCGCAGTGGAGTTGGAACGCCGCAAGCTGGTCCATCTCCAATGAGTTCTGGATCGGCGCGCTCATCCTGCCTGTCGTGTTTCAGAAGGTTCGGACGGAAGCCATCGTACTGGCCGCCTATGCGGGCTACTTCTTCCTGTACAACTCGGCACACACGATTCACGCTGCGTACCAGGCGCTCCCTGCCGGACTGTCGACGGGCATGGTGCGCTCGTTCAGCGGCATCCTGCTCGGCGTCGCCATCTATCGCATTGCTGCCGCTACCGCGCAAACGCCGGCGAACCCCTCGCGATGGAAGAACCTTTCTGCCTTGGTGGAAGCGCTACTGCTCGGCGGGATCGTCTACGTCGTCTATGGCGACGCACGCGGCAACATCGAATTTGAGGCACTCGCCGCCATGCCCTTCCTCATCTTCAGCGTGTCGCAGTCTGGAAGCGTGGTCGCTCGCATCCTCTCATGCCGCCCCATGAAATGGCTGGGCGAGATCAGTTACTCGGTCTACCTCGTTCATTTTCCGATGATCACGCTGGGCGTCTACCTGGGGATGATGAAAATCACCAACCCGTACATCCGCTTTGCGGCCTTTGCCGCGGTCGTGTTGACCTTGTCGACGCTTGTATATCGCTACTTTGAACGCCCGATCTACAAACGCTATCGCGACTTGTTTGTGCCCGTAGGTTATCGGGAGGAAGTCTCAGAGCGCGTCAAGGTCTAGCGCTTGCGAACTACTCATCCCAATCGGCCGGCCGCAGGATCACTGATGACCGCTTGTCTTCGCCGAAGTAATGCATTGTGCGATGCTTAACCATTCGCATGATAGATAAAAGCATTAGAACCACAGGCCGGAGCTAGGCCACAGATCAGAAGAACATCTACAAGTACTGTGAGACGGCTGAGGCGCCCCGGCGTATTCTGGCCGCAACGCATCGTTAAGGGAGGCCACATGCAAGATCACGTCGAATACTCGTATAGAAATCACTGGATATCGATTGACATGCTCGACATGAAACGAGGTCGATGGCGCTGGGCCTATTCTGTCGATGGTGCCGGCTACTACGAATCGCATGATCGGCCACTTGGGTATGCAGCAATGCTGCATGAAGCAAAGCGATCGGCCGAACGACGAGTCGATGAAATGGTCACGAAACCGGATGCTGGTTGAGAAATTCAGGGGCGGCGTCGCAGATCCGAAGTGTGATGCCAACGTGGCTGATCGACACCGTCGGCTCCGATGTGAAAAGCCCCGCTCGGGGCGGGGCTTTAAGGAGCGCGGTCGATTTCTCGATGGGTTGCCACACGTCGGAGCGTCGCACACGTACCGTCAATCTCGACCGATATTTTGTACGCTTTGTTCGATGTGACGTCGATCGTATAAATCTTAGGGTTCTTGAAGCCATTGAGGGAATGGAACCGCCGCCCCGCAGGTATAGGATCAGACATCAAATCCCGCAGAGCGTCGTCAACCTGCCCCCTCAATTCGTCGGTCAGCCCATCGTACTCCTTTTGGAAGCGCGCCTTCCGACGTATCGACTTGATCGCCAATCTAACCTCGGAGCGCTTTGATCAGGTCTTCTGCCGATGAGTACTCGCCATCCATGACTTCGTCGAGTTCTGCTTCGTGTTCGCCAAGAGTCCAACACAGTTCGTTCACAATGTTGTGGGCCGCAGACACCGAATCGAGAAGGACCTCGTACGCTTCCACCAATCCGTCTTCCGATTTCAGTTCCGGTGCGCGCGACGCTGCGTCCTTCTTCCTGAGAAGGCTCTCGTAGGATGTGTGAAGAGCGTCTCGGCCGTGCTCAAGCAGCCGAAGAATCTCTCCATCAGCGTCGATGGATCCTTCCGCACGCTTGATCGATTGGATCAGCTCTGCCGCTTCTCCGGCCAACGTATCTGCTTGGTCTCGGAGCTTGCAAACAGCATAGATCGTATCGTCGATCGCCTTTATGAGATCAACGCTACGACTGGCCTCAAACTCCACAAGTTGCCCGAAGGAGCGCAGACGCGAAACTTCCATGCGTATCATTGCAATCTCCATGGATATGATCATTACCGTACGCAATCAGGCACGATCACATTTTGCTGCGGTGCCAAACCGCGTCGCCGGATTGTACCTACGAAAATTTGAACTTGCAGTTGACAGACGAAAAATTTCTGCTCCCGAGACAAATTATCGGCCTCGGACGGCCGATTTCAAGGGGGTAACGGCACCTAGCCTTGAAATTTTTGTGACAAATCGACACAGCGAGATTTTTTGCTCCGCTCAGACCAGAGCTATTCTCACGATCTGCGGACGCTATGCCGATCGTGACGAGCGTCCCCATAGATCGTCACGCAGCCTCCTTCTCAGTGGGCCTGGTGGTCGCCCAGGTTCTCCAAATAGTCCCCCACCACTGCATCATTTTCCGGCGCTCCGGCAGGTACTCCGCATGGTTGTACGCAGCCCGGACGCCGTCGCGCTCGCTGTGCGCCAGTTGGCGCTCAATCCAGTCCCGGTTGAAATTGTGCTCATTCAGGATAGTCGACGCGAGGCCCCGGAAGCCGTGCCCCGTCATCCGTGAGTGGTAGCCCATCCGGTACAAGGCGTACAGGATCGTGTTCTCGCTCATCGGCTTCTTGGAGCTCGACCGACTCGGGAACAGGAACTGGCTGCGGCCGTTCAGTTCGCGGAGTTTCGCGATCACCTCGAGGGTCTGCTTCGACAGCGGCACGATATGCGGCGTGCGCATCTTCATCTTCTCGGCCGGGATGCGCCACTCCTTCTTCTTCTCGTCGATCTCAGTCCACTCAGCGAACCGCAGCTCGCTCGTACGAACAAATGTCAGCGCCATGAACTGCAGCGCCAGGCGCGTCTGCAAGTCGCCGTCGTACGCGCTGATCTTCTGCATGAGTTCCGGCAGTTCAGCCTCGCTCACGCGTTTCATGTGCACGACGGAACGGGTCTTCAGCGCGCCGCGGAGATCGGGAGCGGGGTCGCGCTCTGCCCGGCCGGTGGCAATGGCGTATCGAAAGATCTGGCTCGTTGCCTGAATAGTCTTGTGTGCGAGCTCGATCGCACCGCGCGACTCTATCTTTCGGATCACTGCAAGCAGCTCCGGCGCCGAGACATCGGCGATCGGTCGTGCACCGAGTCCCGGAAACAACTCGCGCTCGAGTAGCTTCATGATTCGTACAGCGTGGCCCTCACTCCACGACTGCTTTCGCTGTTCATGCCACTCCCTAGCGATGGGCTCGAACGAATTCACGCGGTCCAGGCTGCGCTGTGCCTTCACACGCTTCTTTTCGTGCGATGGATCCAGACCGCCGCGCAACTGCTCCTTGATCTCATCTCGGGCCTTACGCGCAGCCAGCAAGGTCACGGCCGGATAGACCCCGAGGGCCATCCGTTTCTCCTTACCGTCGATGCGATACTTCAACCGCCAGTACTTCGAGCCGTTCGGCATGACCTCGAGGTACATGCCTTGGCCGTCGGCCAGCTTGTAGGACTTTTCGAGAGGCTTGGCCGCACGGACGGCGACATCGGTAAGGGGCAT